GTGGCACGGACAACACGCCCCCTGACCAACACCGAAGTTCTGCGCGCAAAAGCAATCGATAAGGATCTAACGCTGCATGATGGCGATGGACTTTTCCTGCTAGTGAAAACCAGCGGCAAGAAACTATGGCGCTTTCGCTATCTACGTCCGGCAACAAAGCAGCGGACCATGATGGGGCTCGGAGCCTTCCCCTCCCTTTCACTTGCTGATGCTCGAAGTCTAAGAGCGGATTACCTTGCTTTACTAGCCAACAAAATCGACCCACAAATTCAAGCCGAAGCCGCAGAGGAAGAGCAGCAAATCGCTCTGGAAAGTATTTTTTCAACGGTCGCCGCTAACTGGTTCAAGCTAAAAAGCAAAAGCGTTACCCCTGACTACGCAAAAGACATTTGGCGCTCACTGGAGAAAGACGTATTTCCTGCAATCGGTGAAATCCCTGTTCAGCAAATCAAAGCACGAACATTGGTTGAAGCCCTTGAGCCAATAAAAGCTCGTGGAGCGCTTGAGACGGTACGTCGACTGGTGCAGCGTATTAACGAGATAATGATTTATGCCGTAAACACTGGTCTGATTGATGCAAACCCAGCATCAGGTGTTGGAATGGCCTTTGAAAAGCCAAAAAAACAAAATATGCCGACGCTTCGGCCAGAAGAATTACCAAAGCTGATGCGTTCTCTAGTAATGTCAAATCTATCTGTTACGACTCGCTGTCTCATTGAATGGCAGCTTCTGACCCTTGTGCGTCCTTCTGAAGCATCTGGTACTCGGTGGGCAGAGATCGATCTCGAAGCAAAGCTCTGGACCATTCCAGCCGAACGTATGAAGGCTAAGCGCGAGCACATAGTTCCACTATCTCTTCAGGCATTAGAGATTCTTGATGTTATGAAGCCTATCAGTGCGCATCGTGAACATGTTTTTCCGAGTCGGAATGACCCAAAGCAACCAATGAATAGCCAGACGGCAAATGCTGCTTTAAAACGGATTGGATATGGGGGTAAATTAGTTGCACATGGTTTACGCTCTATAGCGAGTACAGCAATGAATGAAGCTGGTTTAAATTCAGATGTGATTGAAGCAGCGCTTGCTCACATTGAGAAGAATGAGGTTCGCAGAGCATACAATCGTTCCACTTACCTTGAAAAAAGAAAGGGCCTTATGAATTGGTGGGGCAATTTCATAGTGAATAGCAAGTAAGGATATAAAAATGAGCACGAGAGAATTCCCATGCAAAGCATCAAATATTTATGATAAAAATATTAACTTTCTATTTGGCTCAGGAGCTTCAGCATCGTATATACCAACGCTGTGGCTTGCTGAAAACACCACTTATGAGACATTATTAACGCATAAAGATTGTATCGATGTTAAGGATTTTATCTTATGTTCTTATTTCAATAAAATCATTAGAAAAACATTTTGCATTGAGCCAAGTGTAGAAAACAAAAAATACACCTCAACAATAAATAGCTATACAGATTTTCTAGATGAACTTGTTACTTTATTAGAAAAAAAAGGCTCCAATCAAATAAGACGAGCCAATATTTTCACAACTAACTATGATCTTTTTTTTGAAACAGCAGCAGACAATGCATTAGCTAAGAAAACATTCCATTTCAATGATGGTGCTATAGGTTTTAAAAACAGAAGATTAAACATTAGTAATTTTCATATTACTACTTGGCATCAAGGAACTCATGATATGTACAAACATGAGTTACCAACTATCAATTTAATTAAAATGCATGGTTCGGTCTCATGGAAAAGAGATGAGAATGAAACAATAAGCATCAACTACCCAAGTGTTTCACCTGAATTAATAAATTTAGAGACAGATAAAACCATAGATGATTTAGTAATTACCCTAAATACAACTAACGATGATCTAGCTGATTACTTGGATTTAAATGCTAATGACCAAAATTCTCTTGAAGAATTCAAATCATACTATAACTCACTCGCGATAGTTAATCCGACCAAAGAAAAGTTTTCAGAAACAGTATTTCAGCAACACTACTATCAGAGCTTAAGATTATTAAGCTATGAATTAGAGAAACCACAAACTGTATTAATTTGTTTTGGGTTTTCATTTCAAGACGAGCACATTCTTGAAATAATAAAAAGATCTTTAAGTAATCCAACACTAAAAGTATTTGTTTTTTGCTACAACAATCAAAGCAAGCAAGATATAAATAATACAGTAAATGACCCCAGAATAACCTTCATTTATCCTAAAGAAGTTGATCATAAAATTTCTTTTGATACTTTTATTGATAGAATTTTCAAATCAGAAACAGGAGATTGGGTAACATGGACGAACTGAATATAGGTAAAGTGACCCAAGTAAAAGGAACCACTGTCAAAGCAAAAATAAACCATGACTTGTTCCAATCAACATACTTCCACAATGGAAAAATATTGCGTGGTATATCAATAAATGAATTTGTATTAGTTCGTAAAGGTTATCAGGACATTGTAGGTAAGATCATAGGTGAGGAAATTGTTGAGAACTTTAACATTCGTACTGATGACATTGAGCAGAAAAAATATGAAAGATTCGTTGAACTAAATATTCTCGGGTATTTTTTTGAGGGTAAATTCTACTCTGGAATAAAATATCTCCCAATGATAAATGATAGACTTTATTTAATTTCGGATGATAAAATATCTGAAATTTATAGTTTTAGCAAAAATACAAAAACTCCGCTCATTAACATTGGCAAATCCATGCTAGAGGAATTACCAATAAACATTCCCATAAACGGTGTTTTTAATTCTCATATAGGTATTTTTGGAAATACAGGAAGTGGAAAGTCAAATACTCTAGCAAAAATATATCAATCACTTTTCAATAGAATTGAAAACAAACAACAATTGATCGATAAGTCAAATTTCGTATTGATTGATTTCAATGGTGAATATGGGACATTAGAGAATTCCTTTCCAGAACTATGTCACTCCACAAAACTTAGCACAAAAAAAGATGGTGATAAGATATATTTCGGTGAAAAAGAATTTTGGGATGATGAACTGTTGTCAGTTTTATTCTCTGCAACCGAGAAAACACAAAAACCATTTCTTACACATTTAATAAAGAGCAAGTTAAAATATGATGACGATCTTAACACATATTTAAAAAGAACAATTGAAATAATGTTTGGAACAAATCCTCACAAAGAGACCGTTAATTTATTAAAAAGTCTACTGCCTTATTTCGATGAGAGCGATCAACAAAAGATACGAGATGAACTATCTCTCTTTACTTGGCATTCAAACCAAGAAAAATATACACATCCTTCGAGTTGGCTTGACACTACTGCTGAAGTTTTAAAACACACTCAAGCAACATACAATAGCCAATTCCATGTTACTAGTGTATTTGATGAAATTGCTATACGTGCAACACTGCAATTAATAAATTCTGTATCCAGAAACTATGTTCAATATGATCACATATATCCTTTGATAAACAAAATAATAGCAATGAGCTCATCTCTAGCAAAGGTTATAGAAATAAACCGCGCTCAACAAAGCTATAAACCAATATCCATAATCTCTCTCAAAGAATGCAATCAAACCATAAAAAAAACGATTCCGATGATGATTGCGAAATGTTCCTTCATAGATCACAAATCTTCGGACAACAAAAAAGAAAGCTTTCATTTAATAATAGATGAAGCTCACAACATTCTTTCCGAAAGCTCTGTGAGGGAGGCTGAGACTTGGAAAGATTATCGACTTGAATTATTTGAGGAGATAATAAAGGAAGGTAGGAAGTTTGGTTATTTTGTAACTATTTCAAGCCAGCGACCATTTGATATATCGCCAACAATCGTATCACAACTTCATAATTATTTCATACATCGCTTGGTAAATGAAAACGACCTTTACCTTCTTAAAAACACCTTAAGTACATTAGATGCAGCATCCAGAACACTTATACCTACCCTTCCTCCAGGCGCATGCATAATTTCGGGAACAGCATTTCATACTCCGCTTCTTGTGCAGATCGATAGACTTTCTGAAGAAAGTGCACCGCAAAGTGACACGCTCGATCTTGAGAGTCTGTGGCGTCTTTAATTCAATTGCCGCCTAATCCTCATCTTCATCATGAAGACGCATTTGATGGAGTTGCAAAGATGGAAATAGGCCACGCCCTAAAGGCGTTGGCCTAAATTGGCGTAACATTTAAACACATGCAAAACCATGCATCCTATAGAGGTTTATGCCTTGATAAACAGCCTCTCAAAGATTCAACCTCACCTTTTTATTACTCCATATACGGCTGTTCTCAATTTTAGACTTTAACCTCATACGCTGGGTTGTTTAACCCTAGCTCACTGACTTCCTTTTGCTTCCTTACAGCGTACAAAATAGCAAGCCCCCCCTTATTTACCCTACCGCATTATCGATGAGTTGTATGCTCGGCATCCTTTTACCTCGAAGCGCGCGCTCGTAGCCCCGCCACGCCTGCCCGCTTTAGGGAGTGGTTTTCATGCAGTTGCATGATAGGCTCTAAACCGCGCCTTATCTGGTCTGGGAAGTAAAAATGCAAGTGCATAAAGTCATGCGATTTCATGCAGTATAGACATGCACTCAGGCTATAGACATCAAAAAACCCGGCACTGGCCGGGCTTAAGTGAGCTTTTCTGTTCAGGTCAAAACAGCTTACTTTTTTTCTGTCGTCATGCGATCCTGATACTGGAGCTGAACCGGTCAGGCTCATCACGTCGTCCCGGAATCTTAACGGTAATATTTCATTCGTCCACTTCAGCATTAGATTCAGGATAAATTCACGATACAGCGTATCTGCATCATTTGTGCCTTCAATAATGCCCGGTATATGTGCTGAGCTATATCGCTCAAATTGTCTGTACTTCATCCTGAGCAGGCCGCTCAATTCGGCACCGTGGAAAATAAAAAAGTCTCGTAAAAGCTCATCGATACGCTCCTCAGTGATGCCATGATGGCAGTTTATATAAACGTTTGCCTTACGCGTGGTCGCTTGAGCCAGTACCGGCAGCTGATCTTCTTTTTCAGTAATCAGCCCGGCGAGTTCTGTGGCTGTTTCCTGTTGTTCCAGATACTCAGCCCGGAGAGCTTTCATCTCCGGCGTTACGATGCCGCCGCTCTGGTTAAGCAGTTCCCTGAACTGCGCCCGATTGTCTTTGCTGGCCTGCTCAGTTTCGGTCTGATGCTGGCGCAGAGCCCTGAGGTTCTCAATGGCTGCTTCTTCGGCCTGTCTGGCCTCCACCCAGGCCTGCATTTTTTGGTAAAGGTCGATAATTCGGGACTGCCAGTCGGAGGAAAGGCTTTTTGTCAGTTTTTCCGTCTCGCGGGCGATTTCATTTGCAGGCAAATTCATGAGCCAATCCGCATCCTGAAGCGGTTTTTTTGCCCTCGCGAGGAGTGTTACTACGTGTCCGGTTGCGGCCTGAATCTGGTTTTCCGTCAATTGTTGTTCTGTCATATTTTTGTTCCTCCCCAATTTATTGTGCATGACGGTCTTTAAGGGTACAGGCTGAACCGTAGCGGCCCAGTGTATGCGGCTGACGTACAAGAGAATCGCTCTGTGATTCAGGTTCAGGCGCCACTGGTTTATGGGGCTTCATAATTATCGTGTCCACACTTTCCAGGGCAGTAAATGTGCAGGAGCATTCAAGATTCTGGCACTGATACCATGAGCGTTTAACCGATGGAGCTTCATAGGCGCTGGTTCTGGCGTGTGCGACCGTGCCACATTCAGGACATTTCAGGGCCATATCAGTCCCCTCCTTTTTCATTAAGCCTGTTGAGGCGGGCCAGAAAAACTTTATGTTTTGCCGGGGTGAAAATGGCTGAAGCATCAGCTCGCATTGATGCATCCACCGTTAATCCGGTTTCGTCGATAACGCTCTTATATGCTGCTGAAATTACAGGAGTACGGATTTCGGTTTGTCGGACTACAGCGGTGCGTAATATTTTCATTGCCGCCTCAAGCCCGTATGGTGCGCAAAGAAAAGGAGCCAGAGCGTCAGTGAGTGCATTACCATGCTCGCTCATGAAGTTTTCAGTTGCGCCTGTAACACAGCTTTCCAGCACAATCTGGTGAGCATAAAGACCGTCCCTGGCGGCGCAGTTAATCTGCCATTCGAGGAGAGCAATACGCTCACGAAGATTCTCAAGCTGGCTGGCATATGCTGCCGGTTTTTCTTCAGTATCCAGCAGAGCCGCCAGACGAAGTTGGCTGGTACTTTGCACATTACGTAGTGTCAGCCAGCTTTTTATCGCCGCGCGATAGTTGTTGAGAGCTTCCTTAGTAATGTTTCCAGGATTCATCCTTTCTCTTCCCCTTTAACCATGTCACGCTGTTTAAGCATCCGGGAACGCGCTGCAGGGCTGGGTGATTGCCTGGCATCCTGTAGGGCTTTATCGTCCGCATAAATGCTAATCCCCGGCAGGGCAATAACATCCGTTGAAGATACGTTACAGGACAGTGCCGGAGCGGTGAGTTGCTCGCTGATAAATTGCTTCAGCACACTTTCGGGGTCGTTTACGGTATGAACTACGCCGATAACGGAAGAAGCGCTTCGCCCCAGAGTCATTTTCAGCAATCCAAGGATCTGAATAAGTTTCTGGCCGTGTTCCTTCATAAACTCATTCCAGAGCCACTCTGCATGAGTTTCAATCAGCCGGTTATGTTCGCTGATGTAGCGGTTTGCAGCATCCGCAGTTTTCCAGGGCAGGAATTCTTTTTCTGCGGCGTGAGCTTCAAGCAAATCTTCGAACTCATCAAGTGTTTCGCGTCCCAGGGCGATTTCTGCACGCAGTTTTTTCATTCGTGGCGTCATATTCCCCTGATTCTCACGAAACAGGTTTCGCCATTCATCATTAAGCGCCTGCGTCTCCGTTTTTGTATCTTCCTGACGTTTACGGATAGTTTCAGTCATTGCAGCGGCTTCAGTTTGTATTCGCCGTTCTTCCTGCCAGACAGCTTTTGCTGCTTTAACTTTTTCTACCGCTTCGCGAATTTTCGGTGGGAGGGAGGGTGTAATGTTTGCATCAGGGATCTGGTTAACAGTTGTCATGGCTGCTCCGGTAGTGTTTTGTTGTTGTGTCAATTGTGCCGGTGCCCATACAAGCGCACTACCGATGAGGATTGTGCCAGTGACTGAACAATGACCTTGTTCTGGCTAGCCAGAGAAAGGTGTCATGTCTGAGCTTCACCCTTCCTTTAATACATACTATTCACTACTGTTCACTTTCATAAAAGAATAGTAAATACATGTGGTTAAGGAGTGCAGGGTTTAAATAAAAGTGGTCATCTACTGTTCATGACTGTTCACAGAGATAAATTTAACTTATATTTGTTTTTCATATAAATCGCGATATTTATTTCAGTTTATTACTGGATTTTTATTCCTCACCACTATTCACACGTATTCAACACTATTCAATATACAGTATAAAACGTGTCTTATGTCTGTTTAAAAATTCAACACTTAACCTCCCTACACTCGGTTGCATTTCAGGAAAATATCCATAAAAATGAATCTGTCTGATGCTCATTAAACACATCCGGATAAATTCGGAAGGATGCGGGTAATTTAATTTTTTTAGCCATTAACTTAATTAATACATATGATGAACTGTTTTTTATGAACGTTTTTTGGCCCTTTTATTATTCCGGCGCTGTTTTCATCCTTATGATGTAACGCCCGGAATGATATGGTCTGGTACAGACTTGAGCGGCGATCCTGCCTGGTGTAATAGACTTTTTTATTCTTGAAGCTCCTTATTATATTCCATGAAGGAATGATTTGTTTTTGTCCGTTTTATCCGGTTTTTAGCTGTTTTATTTTTTGAGAAGTCAATATTTCTCTCTAATTAAATAAAGCATGCGCGAGCCGCTTATATGAACATAATAAGGAACTACCTGAATCCGGATGGAATTGTCCGGACTACTGAAAACATATTAGAGAGGTAGCGAAATGCATACTATTTCCGTTTCCACCCCAGCACCAGCTGCTCCGGTGCTCCCGATTCCGACTGAGCAGGAGCGCTTCATACGATTACCTGAAGTGATGCACCTTTGCGGGCTATCCCGTTCAACCAT